CAGTGCATTAAGTTAATAAGAGCAAGAAAGTATAGAGTTAAGAATCTTTTTTCTTGATTGTAGGTATCCGTTAACGACGGTGTAATAATGTCCGGTACGTAGACTACCGGGTGTGTTAGATATAAAGTATAACCGACGTAGATGAGCCAAGAAATTATTCGCACACGTTTTATGAGACGGAGATAATCTAGCAGAAATATAAGTAATGTAGTTCGAAAGAGCTTGATATTGTAGAGGACTAATGCGGTAAGTAGAGAGTTCCGATGTAGACTGAAATTGAGCAAATGAAAGTACATCCATTAATAATTGTATAAGTGAAATGAAGTTAACAAAACACTTATTTTGTAAATTAAATTAAATTAGAGTTAGATATATATATAATGATATACGAACAAGCACTTATTTTACGAAACGAAAAAAAAAAAAAAGGGGAGGTAACAAGTAAAAAAAAAAGTGTGAACTAAGAAAATAAATCGCGGTAAGTATGAGTGATACTAAATTGGCGTACATTGACAGCTCAAATACCTATATATATTATCGTGAGATAATGAACATTCGGTAGACTGCATACACAATTAACTATTTAGTATAATGAAGAGAATATCTTGAAATTATTGGAAAGTTGATATAATAAGGAAGGTAATTGACAGTTCAATTGTTTTTCGTAACGTATATTAACGAATTCCATGAGCTTTTCGTTAATTACTTGATCGTTGAAATACTTGCATGTATCTTTGAAAGATTGAAATACATCACCGATAATTGTATCGGGTTTAAGAGCTTTGCCAAGTTTAATTAGACGTTTGAATGGATCATACCTAGAAAACATTTGACCCTGATGTTCAAATATAAAGTAAGACAGGAAATAACCATAGTCTTCATAAACTTTATATTTAGCGATCAGATTGAAGTCACGTAAAAATGTTTCTGATATACTACTAAACTGAGGTTTAGAACGTAGACATATTACAGAATCGTCGCCTAAAAAACCAGCGAACTCAAATTCTTCAATATCATATACTGCACATACTGTTAAGATACATACTAATGTATTACCCAGAGAGGTAGTAGCATCACCTGACTTCCTTTGAAAGGAAACTATAATCTTAATGCCTAGTGAACGAGACATAAGAGTAGTAGTCAAGTGACCGTTCCGCCAATCACGAATAACTTCAGTATCTAAACCTAACATTCTGTACAAGGAGTATTCTAGTTCCATAATAGTCTGGAGTTGCGTCTTATCGTATTTGGAAAAGTCGTTTTCGAGATAGTATTTCTTTGATAACTTAGAAGTATTTCTACGATAGAAATCTTGCATTTCCTCGGGTGTATATCCATCTGCGTAGATGACGTTCTTTTTAAGGATAGTTTTCAAACGTCTTTTTATTTCCAAGAAAATAGAGGAATAATACATTGTAATATCACGATCGTGATATACTACTGTTTGTATTTTATCGTATTCTGTGATATCATCAGTTAGTGCTTTAATATCTGTTTTTGGAAACATGTTATAAAAACTAACTTCAGTATCTTCCCAAGATCGTGGATTATTCCTTATTGACTTAAGATAAGTATCAGATTTAGTATCGAGGAAGTGTTTAAGATTTTCTTTGGTATACGTTACAGGAGAAGCCTGAAACTCAGTTAAGAGTTCATCAACATTCTCCTTACAATAATACTTTTTGAACCGAAGGATCGTTTTGTGTACTACGGCGTCTTGTCTAGCGGCAACTACGTTTAATGGTGTTTCCATATTTCGTTTTATGCAACCTAACAATAACTCCTTAGCAGACTTGAAGTGAGGTAATCGTGCAACGGTACGTAACTTTGAATATGTGAGTTTCGGAAAAGCCTTGATATTTATGAATTTCGATAACTGTAGTGTTGTCTTGACAGGTACTTCGAGGTCCAAAGGTTCGTGTTCTATTTGATCAGTATCGCCCTTTGTATCATCACTATGATATTTGTATATACATGAGTACATTATGTTCTGTAAGAAAGGAATGAGATTAGATGGTCGCACTTTGGTAGGAGTGACTGGTCCGTTATCTTCGTTAGGGAGAATATATTTAGGAACGGATAGTCAATTTTCTTTAGAACCTAATAAGAAGCCCATATTCTTACCAATCTGTACACACATATCAATCGAGGATTCAATAAATGTATTATCTGTATGAACGACAGAGTAATAATCCAACGATACGGTATGACGTGTAAGACCGACATTAACATGAGATCTAGAATCGTATATATCAATAGGATCTTTGATCAAACGAACGAGACAAACCTTGGGTTTTGTATCACCCTGATCTTCGTGTATTGTAAGTACTTTCGTAGTCTTGGAGTGAACCTTGATGAGATCTTTTTCGTTTTGAGTAAAAGTAAGGATAATATCGTATTTAGAGTAATTAATACCTTGAGGACCCAGTATATAATGTTTCTTTACACTACTTTTTCTTTTGGAAGTAGTTGTAAAATCATTACCATATATTCCCTTAAGCCATTGTGATATATCTTGAGGACATCTATAAGTTACCTTACGATATTCTCTTTCTACCGATGTCGGTATTTTCTGGAGAAATAATGCTATAGCTTTAGAGAATCTATTAATAAATGATATCTGTTGGTTATCCCCATATAAGTAAACTTCCTGAGGACGTAGCTTCTGGATTATCGTTAGAATATCTGCGAAATGATTTAGAGAAACCTCGTCAATATATAATTTCTTACATAGATAATAGGTTTTTTGAGTCATAACAAGAGAGTCTATAGTATGGGTAGGTATCAACTTACTTTTTTTGGAAATTTTTTCAAATAACTCTTCTTTTGTGTTACGGTTAGCAGCAGCGATTACATCTCCAGCTTGCGCTTTAGATATAATTTCCGTAGATTTACCACAACCAGGAGGAGCTTCAATGAATTTCATTACTAGTGGACGATATATTGTCTTTAAATTTAACATCTGGTTCATCGACTGTATCTTGAGTGTAAGAATATGACGTGATAGTTTAGCAGCTTCAAACTTCTTTTCATTTTCACCCTCAAAATCTTCCATTAACTTCTGTTCAACAGCCTTTGCGTATGTGTAATACTCTAACGCTTCACCAATGGTTTTCTTGAATTCAGAAATATCAAAGTGAGAACCGTAAGTTAATTTACCTTGAGGTAATAGTATACTATCACCTTTAAATTCGTTCTTATCATCATTAGCAATGTGAGAACTTTCAGCTGTAGTTAACTGTGGTAAATTTACGTGGGATTCAGCATCAAAGAATTTTTCTTCAGTTTCGGAGTCGTCATTAGTGATATTAGACATAAGAGTGAAGTTTTGTGTTTTCATTGCACTTAGCATAGCTTCGTGCTCGACACGTGTAAGATACGGGAAGATTTGAAGACATTCAGCGAAGTCACCTTCAAAGAATATCTTTTTGAGAGCTCGGTAATTTTCTCGTTTGTCACGTCTATTCTTGGGTTTATCAGGTTTGTTGTTATCTTGTTTTGGTACCATGTTTCTGATCATTGCGGTTAAGGAACGGTGTATTAAAAAAAAAAGGATAATATATAATAATATAAAAGCAGGAAAATGATAGGCGAGTTTAATGAGGAAAAAAAAAATCTTAGTAACAGAGGAGAAGATGATGTTGATTAATAAACGAGTATGATAAGAAAATAAACGGCTATATAAAGAGAGGAAAAAGTCCTCCTCTATATATTCTACCAACGTTGTTTCAGGTACGAACACTCCTTCAAGGAGTGTTGTTAACCGTTGACTAGTTGCTAGACCAAGGCCAGTATCAGAACCAAAAAAATATTTGTAACCGTTTAAAAAAAAAGGGGATAAATATATGGAGAGATATAATAATAATATATAAAATACTTCGTATAAATGAGATAAGTTATAATGAGAATACGGGTAATAATGGTATGTATATTGTGGAGATATCGGCGTATATTGTTCGTTGATTTTTCCGTTAAGTGCAGAGTTAATATCGTTTAACATAAACTGATAATCAGCACCACGATATTGATGTTCCGGTAGTCTTACAATTGACATCGGAGTCTCCATCGCGTACTTGATGTTAGATTCCCTGATCTTTGTTTCACCCTGTTGTAACGTTCTAATAAAAGTTAAAGAACTAAGTTCTTTAGGCTTTGATACCTTGTTTCTTTTAATAGAATTGGCGTAATGTCCAGTACCAATGAACGAGTGTCGTACTACTCTATTTCCCGTACTATAGGAGATAGGTTCGTACTTGACCAAAGGAAAATTGCTTTCCTTATATTCGAGATTTAAAATAGTACTATAATAATCTCGACCCGTTCCAGTAATAAACGTACGGCCGAAGTAAGTAGGGTGAGGTTTGAATTCATCAAAATAAGCCTTAAATACTCCTTTCTCTTTCGAGATAGAAGTAATCGTGTCTTGTACATCGATATAAGAAGGAATAGGAACAAATCCAGGTAATTCGGTAATAGCGTAGTTAGTAAATTGACGGTTATATCGTTTAAAGTGATCTGTCAAACGAGTTTTAAGAGCAGCAGTTCTACTACCCTTAGTAAACGGTAACCATGAAATTGCATAATGCCAAGAAGCACTGAAGAACTCAGCAAGAAAACTACTAGAAGAACGATTTACATGATGGATTTTATCAAATAACCCTCTTAAATCTTCAATTTCGTCCCGATCAACCATTAGTTGAAAGAACACAGCCAATACGATTTGATTAAATAATGACGGAGGTAAGTTATCTGTACTAGTGATTTCGGTACCGTTAATAATAACGCGAGAATCTGTACCACGCATATACTTAATTAAATCTTTTAGATCTAGTTCAATCATTTCACGGCCAAACTTATAGACTTTATCAATGAAGGCTTTATTTATCAAGAACACATTAGGATCAAGAAGGTATTTTTCACGAATATCACGTGTACTACTTATTTTGAAATCAGCGGTATATGAGTTTAGGATATAATAATCAGCGAATGAAGATAATGGTAGAGACCTATGGATTACACTACTGTATCCTTTCGGGACACGTGTCATGGTGTAATATATAGAATGAGCCTTGAAGTTGGTGATTTCAATAAATATGTCAAAGTCGTAATTAGTGATAATTAAATTATGGTTTGCAATAGCCCGAAATGTTTCGAAGTTATGTATATAGGTAGTAGAAGCATCATCATCGAAAGAGAAGTAAATCTTTCCGTTGACTATCTTATATCTAGCCTTAAGTTCCGGTAAGGGTGCGTGATCTAATATTTCCATAATAGGATCGTAATGTTGTACACCGTACAATATTTTAATACCACTTCGGTGGAATTGTTCAGCGATCATATCAAGAGAAATATCATAACCAGCATGATTCATTACAGCGACTTCGAAAGGACGAGTAAGATAACCACAACTTAAACGTGTTATAGTATCAGCATTTTCAGTGTAGATATTAACCAAGTGACGATATTGTTCAGGAGTAAATTCGACTTTTCCGTCATTAAAGTCTGTTATCATCTTCAAGATGCTTAACATTCTTACGGTATATCGACTATAATCTTTAGAATCAATAATAGGAGAAATAGTATAAATTAGTAATCCGAGGTTAAACGTTTCAAGAAAGTTTCCACCGATATCGAGGAGAGCTTTTCCGAGAGCAGCAGCAGAGAGATACACAAGAGTGTTCTGTATCTTCCTGATTGCTGCAGCTCGACTATGAGGACGATCATCCTTGGTACAAGTTTCAATATTAACATGAGGAGCGAATTTAGTAAGGTACTCTCTGTCATCATCACTGATGTGCATAGAAAGAGAGATTGTTGCCATTTGCGTAACAAAAACTTAGTAAAATCGTAAATCATTAATATCTAAAACTAATTTAATTTAATTTAAATTTAAATTTAAAATTTTGTTTTAGTTTTAGTTTTAGTTTTA